TTTTTGAGGTCGCCTTGAAGGAAAACACCCTCAATGTATAATTTCTTACTGGCACCCTTGCCTTCGGTAATAATTTTTACGTTTGATACTTCTTCTGTGATGAGTTTCATTTGATTATCCTGTGAATCCTACTTTTGTTCCTAAGACATCTGTTCCGGTATTAACATGAACAGTATGCGATGGTTGCTTTTCTAACAATTCTGTCGTATTGGCTAACATAGTAAAAGTTCCAATTGTGGGACCAGCATTCGTTTCAGATACTGTAATTACATAATCAGTTGTACTTGGGTTTGCCAAGCGAACGACAGTAGCTTCACTAAAACTAGATCCAGCACCAACTGTATTTGGAACTTGAATTTCTGTTCCCTTTAATAAAATTCTTCCCATTATTCCTCCTCTTGTGTTGCTTCAGTATCTGCAAATAATGATGCGGCAACTGCTTGTTTCGAGGAATCTATTTTATTTGCTGCTTTAGCAAATAAAACGTTTTTGATTTTATCGCTAACATCCGATGCACTAGAATCAGTCGCAATCAAATCTATAATTTCTTCCATGTTTTTAATATAATTATAAAATTATTTATATTATATTAGACTTGTGTAGATGATCCATCTATTTCTGGTTCCATTGGAACATTACCAAGAGCATTTTGCTCTCCACCTTGTGGTAATGGCTCACCAGTTATTGGATCTACAGCACTTGGGTCTGGTATAATACCATCTTTAATTTCTTTTTCTATCCGGGCATCTATTTCTATGATTTCAGAATCAGTTTGTCTCAATACTTTACGACGAACATAATCTGCAGAATAAAACTTACCAATATAAGGTTCGATAGTTGCAAGAATTCCTAATCTCTCATTCATCAGTTCAGATTCTTTTAATTCTGCAAACTGATTGTCATAAATGAAATCATATTGAATATGATCACTAATCTTTTCCCAATCTTCCGGAGATACCACATTTTTGAGAATTAATTGCGTCTTAAGCATATCATTAAACATGGATGCAAAACGCTTTCTTAATCTACCAACAAACTTGGCAAATTTTAATTCATCTCTTAAAATTTCTGATGAACGTCCAAGATTAAAACCACCTTCCGCAGCAATTCTGGACTCCGGAACACCAAGAGATCTATAAAGTTTCTTTTGAAAATATTCTATATCAGAAAGCTCACCAAGATTTTGACCACCGGGAAGAGTGGTAATTTCTGTTCCCCTACCACCCTCTCTTCTTGGTAACCAAAAATCTTCAAGCATACTCATATGCTTGCGATCATCACGAACCTCACCAGTACTTGCATTATAAACAAGTTTATTACGATAACGATTCATAACTTCACGTAGGTATTGCTCTGCCTTTACCTTTGGAAGATTGCCAACATCAATATAAAAAATTCTGCGCTCAGGTGCGCGAGATAATCTATAAATTACAAGAGAATCCTCAATCATTCTAAGTTGGTTGAGAGATTTGATTGCTTTATGAAGATATGAAAGAACAGTGCCATTGTTTCTATCTACAAGACCAGATGTGCAGTATGTAATAGAATCTTTAGAAATTTTTATAGAAGACTTTTGTGATACTCCTGCGGAATAATTATTTGATGGTTGATTTGGAGATGGTGAATATACAAAATATTCTTCAATTTCTGGAGATATTCCTTTTAGATTATCAGTGTCTCCTCTTAGTGTAGAATTTTGTGCTATGATATTTCTATCTTTTTTCTTTTCTTGTCTAACAAATTTAATTTTCAAAGGATCAATATATCTCAGATCCTGAATTCCATCTTGAGGTTTTTTTAAATCAATTACTTTTAGATAATAAAGTCTTCCGTCAACATACCAATTTTTAAAAATTTCATGTGATTTTCTATCAAAATCTAATATTTCTTTAATTTTCTTAAATTCTTGTCTTATAATACTCTTTAATTTATCACTAGCATTGAGATTACTTAATTCAATTTCAACTGGAGAATCATAAAGATCACTAACAATCGCTTCATTAACAACATCTTCAATAGCACCATCACACTCCGGGTGAAGTGCCATTTCTCTATATCTTCTGATTAAATCAAATTCTGTACGATAAACGCCTTCAATATCTACATATTGACCATAAAAACCACTACTTATATAATTATCAACCCCGTCCTCATTAGTTCGAGGAACGGGGGATACTATTGATGGAGATTGTGCGTCTTTTTCCTCAATGGAAAAACCAAATAGTCTGGACATTATAATTTGACTGATCTATTATCTACTATTTATAGAATGCTCTCTCCACCTGCATTTTCAGCAGTGCCTTTAATTGCTTCCCAATAATGGACTTGCATTTCTACAGTAAATTCTTCAATCGTATCAGTAGTTTCATAACTTAAATCAATTGTAGAAAGATTCGTTGGGAAAATATCCCAGAACTTATAAGATCTGAGAATCTTTCCTTCACGATCTAATTGATGAACTCTTGCATGTCTTTGATAATCAATTGGATTTGTGGCACCAGTGCCATCATCAAGTTTATTAATGAAATTCATCCACTTTTCGAATGCGGATCTAATTTCAAATGTAGAATCGTTGATAACTGTGATTGTCCATGTTTCAAATGTACGATCACCAGCAATCTTTAAGATTCTTCCTCTAAAAGGAATTTCAACTGGATTGATAGTGGACGATGGAAGAGCTGCTGCTTTTACTAAAAATCTAGCATCTTCAACAACTTTACTATTTATTTGAAGTTGACTTGGAAATGCTAACTCAACTTCAAATAGATTTGGTCTTGCACCGCCACCTACTAACTTGCTCTTGAAGTCATTGATTGTTCTTAACGGAAGTGTCTTCTGTTGATTACGATCTGCCATTTTTCTTTAAACCTCTCTGTTAATTAATTAAACGTTACCGACGATTTCTTCAAACGAAACACCAGTTCTGGTGGCAACAAAGGTCAGACCGATGAAGTTAATCGATCTTGCAGGTTTAATGAATATATCTGCCACAAACTCATTATTATCTATCACTGCAGCGGTGTTGTTTGTCTCATCACAAATTACAACATAATCTATAATTCCCCTCTTACCTTGGACATCACGTAAGAACGGCTCAACAATATTTACAAAGTTTGTTCTTGTAATCTCATCATTAAATTCAAAGAGTTGATCTCTTGCTGCAGCAGAAATTGCATCTTCAAGATAGATGAATAAACGACGGACATTAATTCGATCGAATGCGGATGCCTTGGCAAGACCAGTCTTATCACCAAAGAGAATATTTCCTGCGCCGGGTGAGAAAATAACCGGATTAATTCTGTTAGAATAAAGAATGTCTCTTTGTACCTTTGATGGATTATATGCAAGTTTGACAGAATTCAATATAGTACCTCTTACTGTTCCTGCGGGAGAGAACCATGGGAAGTTATCAATATCATTTCTTGCGCAAATTCCTGCAATATCACCATTTAATGGAATATACCTGAATACATCATTAAATCTATCATACATGTATTTGTATCCACTATCAAATACTGCATAAGAAGACGAATTAACACCTGAATAGAAATCTACCAAGTTATCGGTGATAACTGAATCAGAATTAATAGTCGTTGCAGTTCCATCTGAAGTATCATTTAATAATGATGCTCTATTTGGTGAAATGAATGCAATAGAATCTTGTCTTAAACCCGCAACAGAAATTAATTTATTAGCAAGTGCTTGAGTTTGGAATTTATCAAATCTTCCAGATCCCATGAGTAAGAAATCTACATCATATAGATCATTATTTTCGAGTAATCCGTATCCACTAACGACATTCGCTAAAGATGCATCTAAACTTCCAGTAGTAACTAAGTCAGTTTTTCCACCATAATTTAAACCACCTGCTAAAGTAATATTGTGATTGCCGATAGCATCAAATATTACTGGACCATTTGCAGAATCTTCTGCATTTTGATCCCAACCACCATCAGTAAATTTAGTATAACCAGAACTAAATCCTGTTGTTACAATTCCTGTTGGTGCCCCACCCCCAAAGATATACGCTGATCCAGACTTAATATACTTTCTCCAATAAGATGGAGAACCCACAGAGAATTCGGCATCCTTTGCTTTAGAAAGATTTAAGTGCTTCTCAAGAATTGTTCCAGTATTTCCGGTAATTTTTCCATCACCATCAATTACTACAACATGAACTTCATCAAATCTGGAACCTCTTGCTTCAGCATAACTGGATGTTGAAGGTCTTTCTGCAATTGTATTCCACTTAATGGTTCTATCTACAGACCCAGCACCTGTGGATACAGTACCAATTGTTAGAGTTTGTTGATCAAACCAATCTTCTTTTGCAGTAGCTGTTCTAGTTGAAGTTGATCCACCTTCTATAAGAGCACTTATCCCCATAAACTGATCACCAACTCTGGCAAAACCACCTGCATTAAATATAGTGCTTATTCCGGTTCTGGTTGTCGAAATTCCAATACTAGTTTCAGAAGCAAGAATATTGCTATGTCCAGATAAAGAAACAACGGAAGCAACATCTTCAAACTTTTCTAAATGTTTTACTGAAGCACCGTCAGCATGAGAAGATGCGGATGTTGATTCAACACCTCTACTATTAGAGGCAAGTGTTATTTGTCCAATCCCAATTGTAGCACCACTAAGTGAAATAATTTCATTACCTATTTGAAGGAAGTGGTTTCCAGTTGCTTGAATTCCGGCAGTCGCAATACCAACAACAGTTGAAGCGGCTCCTAAAGATTCTCCACCAGGCATGTCAAGAGTTAAAGAACTCTCTAAAGAATATGCTGTTAATGCTACTCCTGCAGTAATTGATACTGCAGTGCTATTAAGAGCACCTCTTGTTACTGTTACTGATGTTGTTCCACCACCAACGTTTGGAAAATCGATCGAAGAATCGGTAAAACGATAACTTCCATTGGGGGTATAATCTACTGATGTCTCTACATTGGCGGAAGAAACATGAGTTAAAATTTTAACTCCTATTTTACTATTAGTAGCATCAACTTCAGTAACAATACCTTTATAATAACCATCTAATACCGAAGTTGTACCGGCACCTGCAGTAGAAATAATAGTACCAGAAGGAACTGCTTGACTTACGCCAGCACCAACAGATATATCAGTTACGCTATCAAGCGTTAAAAGTTGATCCGCTTTTGCATCAATAATACCTATTCTAATTCCATTTGCCCAAGAACCAGAGTTTCTTGCAGCAACTGTGACACCAGAAATATTATTTTCATCATATCCTAATTCTGTGTAATGATCTACACTTTTAATTTTTGGTGCGGATCCAGATCCAGAATATGCATTTCTAAAAGCAGTATCATCTGCTCTAACTACTCTTAATGGTCCTCCATATGCTAAGAAAGAAGATGCAGTCATCCAACTTTCAAAGTGTTTGTCAGTTTCATATGGTTTTCCGAAAACGTTGACCAAATCATTTTCGTTTTCTACCAAAGTAGGAACATCAATTGGTCCCTGTGCAAATGGTGCAACAATAGCTCCTATTTGGTTACTAGTAGGGTCAACTCTACCTACAGTTAAATCAACTTCCCTTACTACGATACCAGGAGATGCTAAATTTAATGGCATCTTAATTTCCCTCGCAATCCAAATTTATCTAAAAATATTTATGAAAAGGGGTATTTTCAATGGGGAAACAATGCATGAACACTACCAATCTGGATAATACCATTCAAGAGTATTTTTTGTTTTTTTTCTATTTTTTGATATTCTTTCAATAGTACAAATTTTGCATTCATATGAGTATGAAGATGCTAAATTATTTCTATTTTTTCTTGTTAAATAAAAATCGGTCAAAAGACCTTTAACTTCTCCACATGTTCTACAACGGCGGTCAAAAAATAATAAATTTTCTAATCCTACCTGATCATCAATATCCATCAACCATAGTCCCACATATAACTTCTATCTCCATATTCATCAGTATACCATCTATCTCCCTGATTATCAGTAAAACTATTATCATCTAGACCATCTACGATAAAACCAAATGGCGCCATATCCTGTTCGATCTGATTTCTTTGCTCTTCATAGATTCTTTTACGAATGTCATTATCCGTCATTTCCTTGAAGTAATCCTGAGCAACTAACCAAGAGAATATAACCAAACACATCGCCAAATCGTCATTACAACCTTCTTCCGCCTCAAATGTATTATGTTTTTGTGAAAAAGTAGTCAGCTCATTAATTATCTCATAATCAACTGTCAATAATTTGTCATCTTCTAAAAATGTTTTAAGATTAGAACATCCCAATTTTTTAACTGCGGATGTCATACGAACACCAAGCTGAGATTTCTTGCCACTAAATCCTGTACCAACAATTTGTCCAGCACGACCTCTCATTGATGCCATCAAAAGATTATCATATTCCAAGTCATAATGCAAAATACTTGCAACCTGATCACCAATGTCATTAACTTCTATTAGTAACCAAGCATCATTATACGCTTTCCCAACTTCTTCAATAATGTTGGGAAAGAGCATTGGTTTGATTTCATTATTCCGGTATTTTGCAACGACTTTATACGGGAATTGTGTGATATCAAACACGATAAAAGCAGAATAGTCGTTACCCAAACCCCGAGCAACATCAACAGTAATGAGATAGTTATTTTCTGGTTTTGCATTTTCATAAATGTCAAGTCCTGCATTTCTTTTTATAGGAGTTTCATAAACAAGATTTTTAAGTTTTGCTGGATTGATGAGTGTATTGACAGAACCTAAAAATTCACATTCAAACTCAACCTTAAATTGCTGTTCAGAAGTATTTGCAATTGTTTGCTCTTTCCATTTCGTATCTCTACCCGGAACTTCTGACCAATGAACTTCTGTTGGTACGTATTCGTTTTTACCTCTTTCCGCATCATGCCACATGCGGTAGAAGTGGTTCATACCACGAGGAGTAGAAACGATGATTACCTTTGTGCTTTGTCCAGAAGAAATAGTAGGATAAACAGAGGCAAAGAAGTCATCAGCAATGTGATTCGGGATGAAAGCGAACTCGTCAAGAAAGATGACATTATAGGATCCGCCTCGGACAGCAGATGAAGAAGTAGAGTTAGACGAAATTTTGGACCCATTTTCTAATTCCAAACTACCTTTGTTCCATGATATAATACCTTGTTGCATCCACTTCGGCAAGTTTTCATATGCAGTTTGCAATCTTCCAAGAAGGTCTCTCGCAGTTGATGCCTTGTTTGCTAGGATGGCGATGTTAACATTATCGTTAAAAACAGCATAGTGTAAAAGATATGATACACAAGTAGTAGACTTACCAGTCTGACGTGGCATCTTACAGATATTAAACCTATTATCATGGAAATTTTGAATTAGTTTTTCCTGAAATGGGTACATATCAAAAGGAACAAGTCCTTCATCAAGAGAAACAATTTTTATATATTTCCTTGCAAAATATACAGGGTCTTGTTTACATTTGAGGAACTCAATAATTTGTTCTTCTGTAAACTCAATCTGTGTATTTGCTTTCTTAAGGTTTGGGTTACCTAAATAAACTTCACTCATAACGAAACTCCTTTTTTAGTCTTCTACATAAATGAACGACACACTGGCATTGGTGATATTACTTGAAGATGCAATAACTGCTGATATACAGTCTCCTGGTGGAACATCAATACCAATAGCAGTTAAATCAACATTAATAGTGTCACCATTAGAAACATGAAATGCTGCAATTGCTGGTGTTGATTGTGGTGCTAATGAAAACTGCCCAGCACTATCTTGAGTAGCATACAAAGATGCATTGAAGTCTGTTTGTGTTGTAAGTCTCAAATAATTTGTAAATGTTGCATTAAAATACAAGTAAATGATTGCTGGATCCTGAGTTGTATTCACAGAAGCAGTCAATCTTTGTGGAATCAAATCTCTGGTATTAATTTTTCCTTGATAGATAATTTTATTTTTGAGAGTAAGTAAATGATATAAAGTTCCAGGTGTGTTCATACCACTGTTTCTGGTTGCAGTCACAGAATAAGGAAGTCTGGTATTTGTTACCAAACCTTCAATAGCACCAAGGAATGAAGATCCAGTGCAAGTTACAACACCACTTGCAGGAGCTCCCAAGTTTGCTGCAACATATCCAATCTTCATAGATGGATTATCTAAATGAGGAGATTCATTTCTATTTGCGTAATGTTCATGGTGGAAGAACATCATATCCCCATTAGTGGGGTTCTCAATCGCATAACGGATCTCACCAGCACCCAACCAACGGAAGTTGATTTGATACACATTTAGTTTTGATGGATCAATAGTAACACCAGAGTATCCAGTTCCATCCAGTTTGTCTAAGTTAAAATCATCTTGGAATGTCCAGTTTTCTGTCTGTGTTACTCCAGTTTGTTTTTTTGTATTGGTAAATGTTATACCTGCAGTACTGGTTGCATTAAATGTACCAGATTGAGCACCAAGAGATGTTGCTAAGAATGAAATCTTTGCCTGATCATATTCTAGGAGATATAAAGCATTAAAAAGTGCCTGATCTTGCAATCCTTCTGCAAGTAATGCAATGTTTGCGGCAATACTTCCACCACCTAAAGTTACCGCAGTAAAACTAGTGCCGTTGAGAGTAACTGTTACATCCCCATCTGCCAGTGTAGTGAAGGCAAACTCTTGTATATTTGCTTTACCTCCACTGGCACGAAGGACGCCAAACTGTCCATTGGTATGTGCATAACCGATTTGAAGGGCATTTTCTTGATTGAATAAACCTACTCTTTGAGTAAATCCTACTGGGTTAGAAGAAAATGCGGCAGTAAATCTTGCAACTGCACCCTGCCCAGGACGATATCTCAAAAAGTTTGCGGTTCTAACAACACCATAAGAATTAGCATCTGTTCCTGCACTAACTTTAAATTTAAAATCTCCATTTGTTGCAATACCACTATTGCTAAATGTAAATGTCTCAAACTCTCTTGGATCTAATCCATAGACAGCATCCCCCTGAATCCTTGGTGTGATGGGAACTGCAATATTCTCACCAAATGCAGATTCGCCACAAGCACTTGGAGTAATGATTTGACCATATTCGTCACACCGCATGTAAACTTCATGCAGTGTTCTTTCTTGGTTTAGAAAGTCCTGTGTGTTCTTATTCCACTGAGCCATTAGTCACTCCAAGTTAATCTTTCTGGTTGATATCTTTGTGCGTTTTTAATTTTTGAAGGAGAATTTCCTGGATAAATTTGATGAACCATTGCTCCAGGATATTCTCCTTGAATCTGCTCTGCCAATTCATTCTTGGAAAGCATTTTACCTTCTACTTCAAGACGATATAACTTACCTTCCCAGACAACATCGGCAAAGAACGACTCTTGTGCCTGTTCTGGTTGAGAACCTCCTACATTGAGAGTTCCATTGAAATCACCATTAATGGTGATGCTTTCTGAGAGAAATTGTTGAAAACTTTTCATTGATCAGCACTTCCAGCGACGACGGGCTTTACAAACAGGTTTATCGGGGGTTTTAGAGCAATCAATGTTATGCATGTCTTGCTGACCCTTAGAGCGAGCACAGAAAGACTTTCTACGCTTGGCATCCTTACTACCTGGTTCTGGATCACCAGTTACGGCAGTCTTGAGTTTAGAACCTGGATTCTCTCGACGATATGCTTTGACCGCAGCAGGGCTCATACCATCAGTTTTATCAGACTTATTTACTTTCTGCCAATCTTCTCTCATAGCAGAAAGTTTTGCTGCTACTGCCATCTCACGACGCTTTTCTTTTGATTTTCCTTCAAACTGTGGGGCATCGGATTTATAAAAATCTTTTACCACTTTCCCCATTTCTGCCTTTTGGAGATTTAATTTCTCATCGAGTTCTAATCTCCAATCAGAAAAAGATTCATTTTTAACTTTGGTTCTAAATTTTCCAAATGGAGTAGGAAGTTGTTCTCCATATTCTCCTGTTTTTTTCTCAACTTTGTCCTTAGGATCTACATCACCATCAACATCATAATCAATTCTTTTAACTGCTTTTTTGACAAGTTTTTTGAGATCTTTTGATGGCACTTCTTTTTCAAAATCCTCATAAACTTTTTTACCATCAACAATACGACCTTTTCCGTGCTTATCGTAAAACTTTACATATCCTCTAGGAAGTTTTTTCTTTTCTGGGTCATCTTTTCTTTTTTTATAAGTGTCTGGAGCATCTGGATCTGGTATTCTAATACCAGTAGTTCCAATCATTTCATCAATCTTCTCACCATTTAATGGTTCAGGTTTGATAATATCAATGAACTCATATTCAGTTGCCTTAAAATCATCTCTCCAATTAGAAAATTCCACTGATTCTGTCTTATTTCCCCAGTTAGCAGCACCAACTTTACGGCACTTAACCAGAGCACCTGAGGC